ATATGCTCGTTAGCGTCTGGGACGGCGCGGACATCAGGAAGGTTACCAAAGGATCTGGAACTGATGAAGTTCCACGACCACTTATTAATCTCATCGCTTGCACTACACCATCTTGGATCGCATCGTCGATTCCTGAGTATATGCTGGGCGGTGGGCTGCTCTCGCGGTGTGTATTCGTTTTTGCAGATAGGAAAGAGCGGTTTGTGGCGTACCCCGGATTGGCTGTCCCGCGCGATATTTCCGCGGTTGCTGACTTACTTGTCGAGGATCTCGCCGCAATCTCTCGGCTCTCTGGGGAGTTCGGGATGACACCCGAGGCCGTGGAATGGGGCGAAGCTTGGTATGAACGTCTGTTCTCAAAAGTGAGTGCGGACCCACGGCTCCGGGACTACGTCACGCGGAAGCAGACGCACCTCCACAAGCTCGCTATGATCCTCTCAGCGTCCCGCCGGGATGACCTCATTATCACTGAGGTCGAGCTTCAGGATGCCGAGCACGCGCTCAACAAGGTCGAAGAGAAGATGGGGAATGTCTTTAACCAAGTTGGCAAGACACCGGAGGCGGGCGCGGCGGAGCAAGTCCTCGGGATCCTCTCAGGCCGGGGACCCGTGGATGCGATGGAAGTCTACAAGGCCCTCCACTCCCGCTTCCCCAAGGAACAAGAGCTTAAGGAGATCCTGGGTGGCCTAGTCCGGTCTGGCCAGATTCGAATGACCACCCAGGGCGCGAAGGCGTTTATGGAAGAAGTAAAGCAAGGGGTCTAACGCCCCTTTAGATAACCCCTAGTAAACCATCCCGGATGCATACCCATGTCTCTTCAACTCACCGAGATCCTTCTCCAACCGTTTGCCAATGTCAGTCCGGAACATTCTATTACTTGGAAGATCGACTGTCCACATGACCTCATACACGCGCTTCGCGGCATCCTGGACGGTCTTGCCCGTGCAAGTTCCCACAAGTATATAATCACCTGCAGTAACGGTAGTCTCCAAATCCACTACCTCTCTCCCTACCTGCATGGGCGCGATATCACGCATAACCTTGACGAAAGCGATGGACCTTTCTACCCGGGGACTTAGGCCATAGAGCGGGTACCCACTGTTCGTCTCCGGCGTCTCCTTACTATAAGGATAGTCCCCATGGCTCATCACCACCCCGACCGCTACATCACCTTTTACTTTCAAGGTATCCCGCCCCTCCAGCGCGTCCTTCATCCAGGCCACCGGATCACCTTCATGGAGGAACGTCTGTATATTTACAAGGGGCCATCCAAACCGCGTCGTCCATTCGAGTGGCACCGCCTCACCATCACCCTTAATGATACAATTCAAGTCCACATATCCGACATAATTGATGCGATGCAAATACTCCGTCATGGGCTCAAGGACCTCGCGAAACAACTTGGACTTCTCGGTGTAGCGGAGCACTGTGCCCTGTTCGCCCGTGTTGATCCCGAGCCCCTCGTTCATGAGGCGCTTTTCTTCCCAGTTCTCACAGACCCAGCGGGAGAAGCCGGCGGGCCCGAACCAACCCCCGACAGCCATCTCTTGGCCTTTAACGAGTTCTTGCAAAAGGAAGCCATTCTTAAGCTCATTTTTCTTCTTCCACCGTTCCAGTTTGAAGATGAGATCAGCGGGACTTTTGCCTACATACGATAAACCCTTCGCCCCATCCCCCAGAGGTTTGGATGCATACGCCTTATTGGTTTCGCGAACCCACTGAATGGCTTTGTCATAGTTGTGGAATGCTTCATAGCCATTCACCCGGACTCCGTATTCTTGCAGGGTCTCAAGTCCGTGAACCCTGTCTAGCTCTAGCCGCGCGCCTGCGCGATTACATCCATAGATCGGGAATCCACGCACAAAGAACCACTCCAACTCGTCGATGTAGTGTGCGTTATCCGTGGGGAGGATTAGGTCGGCCCACTTCATCGAGGGCTGCCACTCACTGGGCTTCTCAATCCCTTCAAAGCCTTGCCCTACTTGTTGCTTCTTTCCCGCCCGGGTCTTTGGATTCCAAATCCTTACCTCGTGCCCTGCGTCACGGGCCTTTAGAGCAAGGTGGAGGCTGAAGCCTTCGTAGTCGATGAAGAGGACTTTCATTGCGCGTCCTCAAGGTAGTCCGCGGACTTTTTCTTCTTGGGCTTTTTGGGTGGATAGATCGGAATACCAAGAGTTCCCGTCGGGCTTCCTGTTACCCCAAACGGCAAGAACCGCTTTCCTAGATGCTCTAAGTGTTCCTTCCCACCTTTCATCTTCGGCGCACCCTTTGTCGACAAATACTGATCCCCGGTTAGCTGTTCAATAGTCTCCGCGGGCAGCGCGCCGAGTTTATTCAGGGCTTCCTGCCGGGGCTTTTGCAGCCAGTGAAAGGGCTCATAAAAGTGCTTCGAGAGCTGCATCGTCGAACCGTCGCCAAGCTCCACCACCGTCGAGTCCTTGTTCTCCCAAAGGTGGTGCCCAGAGGAAGCGTAGTTAATGGCTTCCGCCGTCGCAAGGGTCCACAGAGCTGCCCGGACCATGTACTGCCGGTGGAGTCCCGCCAGCTCTGCCTGCGAGGGTCGAAGGTCCATGGCGCGTACCGCCGAGAGCGTCGTCGATGCGGTCCAATCCGGCGCGAAGGTAAGAAGGTTGAGATACCGCATCCCCGTGGGCGAAGTCATCGCGCTCGCCACCTCCCTTCCATACCGACTCTCTACCCCTTCCATCAGCTTCGTCCAGTTCATCCCACCAAAGAGTGAGTTCGCATAGCTCGCCGCAATCTCCCCCGCGCGTTCCTCCGACAGCAACGGCACCTCAGGACTCCCCTCCCGCGCCTTGACATTATCCCGGATGAGCTTATTCTTCTTATCCATCCACACTTCCAGCTTCATCCCCGCGTGGAGCCTTCCCCACATCCAATTATCCACCGCATGATTAGCCTTAATAACGACTCCCACCGCTTTCCCCGCGACCGGATGCACATACTTATCCATCGCGGCCTGGAGGCTCTCCATCCCCGTGTAGAAGTCCTGGGCCACATCCGTCACGACGGGCCGCTGCTTCTCCATAGAAATCTTGAGCCCCGCCTTCAGGGCCTTATCAACGTCGTCCCCCACCCCACCCGCACGGAGCTGCTTAAGCAGGTCTGTTTGGCCCCGGGAGAACCTCACCACATCTCGAAGAACCGGCGCGGCCATCGCCGTCCCGACTCCCGCCAGCGCTCCCTGCGTAGGATCCCCTCCCGCCGCTGCTGCGACACCCGCGCCCACCGCCGCGCCCGCCGCGGCCGTCTTTAGCTTCCCCTGAGAACCCAAGTAAGCCTGGGCCAGCGACACCGCGTGGAACATCGAGAACGACACTTCTGCGCGCTTCGCGGCCGTAGAGACTACCGAGGCCATTTTCACCCACCCATCCGGGTCGCGGGTATCAAACAGGAACTTCAGTTCCGGGGCAATGTCTGGGTGGACCTTCACCCCCAAGAGCATCGGCCTATCAACGGTGACAAACTCCGCCGGGATCTTCGCCTTCCCACCCACCGGCAGGAAGATCCCGCGGGAATCGTTCTTGAGGGCGTGGAGAAGCTCGGCATTAGCGATAGATCGTTGCATTGCAAACGCGTACTTAGAGTAAATGACCGCGGCGTCCTTCGACACCAGCTCTATCCCCGCCTTCTCCATCTGGCTCATAAAGCCCTTGAATGTCCGCTCCTTCGCATACGGACTGGCGGGATTCATGCTCAGCCCGCCCTTAATCTGCGCGAGGAACTTCTTCACCTTCGCTTCCTGGCCCGGCTTTACAAGGTGGGTAATGTAATTCTCCCTTAGCTCATCCAGAACCCCCGCGGCCACCGCATCATCCCCGATCTTCCGAAACGCGCCCTTGATGTTCTCAAACACCTCGCGCTCAGGCTTCGAAAGCGCCACGACTTCACCGTCAAGTGCCCGCGAGATTTCCACCCGCCGCTCAAGACTTGGCACCTTCGTTAGCGCATCATGTACCACCTGCATCACCTCCCGCGCTGTCCGGGCCATCCGAGTCTGGTGGTTGTCGATAGCTTCCTTCACTCGGATCCGCTCTGGCGGCGCCGAAGACTTCTCACCCCCCGGAACCTTCTCCGCGATCTTCGTTGCCGCGGCTTTCATCTTCCCCGGAGCCATCGAATCCGCGGCCCCGCGTGCCATCCTCCCCGCCGCACCGGGCTCCAGATTACTTAGCTTCCTCTCCCCTACCCGACCAAGAGTCGCGCCCGCGAGCATCCCCACAATCTCATCCCTAATCGGGCTCTCATCGTCCATCTGGGAACCGATCAGCGCGCCGAGCCCTGCCCCCGCCAGCACTGCCAAGAACTCCGTCTGCGCACTCCCCCCTATGTGGGCCACCTCCGCAAACGCACCCGAGTTCCCGGTGGCGGATTTGATCTGGCGGGAATCCAGCACCGCAAGGTTCTTCGTCTCGGTTTCTTTCATATGGAACGCGTCATACCCGAGCTTCCGGATGGCCGCTTGCACCGGCGGAGACTCGATGACTTCCCAATCCCCATGAGAGAGCTGGTACTGCAGGTGGTTCATCTCCGCGTCAGATTCGAAGTCCTTCTCAAGCTCCGTACGAATTGCCTTCACGTCCGCGGGATTCTCATAATCCCACGGCTTCTCCGCCCGGACAAACACGGGCATAAGGTTGGGGCCGGAGCGGGTGTGACGCTCTGCGAGGGCGCGAAACTCATCTGAGTTGCGGATTCCCCGCGGGAACTGTTTAGCTGCCTGTTCCTCGGAAATCTTGAGCTTCCGCGCCTTTTCCCGCACGGCTGCGTGCTCTAAGGCCCGCAGCTCCTGGGGACTAAATACCTTCTCCGGGTTGGCGCGCATCCAACTCCGACTCATCTCCGCAAACGTCCCCGAGAACTTCGGCGAGGGGCTCACAAATATCGCCCCCGCCTGCTTCGGCTTGAACTCGGAAATGTCTTGGGCCGTCCCATGATAGAAGATCAGGGGATTCCCATCCTTATCTTTCATCTTCGAATCGCGGAACCACGCGCGGAACTCCGGGGTCGCGACGAGGGGGTGGTTGGTAGCGGCCCTCTGAGGCTTCGGGCTAAACTTTTCTCCTTGCCATCCACCTCCCATAGCTTTCCACTTAGCGTGATCCTTTTCACTCATTTTTTGGGTCCAAGCTACCCCATACTTCTTTTCCATGTCTGCTTGGAAAGTTTCAAGCTCGTGTGGCTTCCCCGCCTCCGGGAGATCAGCGGGGTCAATCTTCCCGCCAGCAGCGTGAGCCTCTTTCAGTGCCTCCCAATGCTCCTTCCCCATCGGCGTCGCGGCCATCACCCCGGCCGCCAGCATCACATTCTTCGTCTTATCATCCGCCAGACTATACGCAAGAAGTCCACCACCGGCAGCTCCCAGCATCCCACCCATTTGCCACTTCTTAAGCAGAGCGCGCTGAGCAGCAGTACGAGACTCGGGAGGAGTAGACAGTACATCCTTAACCTCTGCGTCAGAAATATCCTTGGGACCACCCCCATTCACTTCTTTCCGAAGTTCCTCGGTGGCCGCGTGGGCATCCCGGGTCGCCATTTCTAGCTTAGGCACCACCTCGCCGTGGGCGAGTTCGTCCGCGTGGACGTTGAGGAAGTTCCCATACTCCGCATCATCCGGGAAGAGAACCCGTGCTTCCACCACCTCATGCGTCGTCGGCTCACCCTTAGGTGGCCACGGCGTCCGCTCACCACGCCCTACGAACGTCGCTTCGGGCTTCTTGGGGACCGCGAGCTCCCCGCCCTGATTCACCAATTCCCGCGGCTCTTCGATGCCCTTGGCTTTCTTGAGAAGCCCAAGGGCTTTCACGCCCACGCCGATCCCCCGCGCCGCGGCATCCAGCGTGGCCATCTGCGCTGCCCCCTTCGCGAGATCCCCCGGCTTTACATCCCCGCGCTGCGCGATCGCTTGGCCACCCTCGCTCAGAGCCCCTGCCGTTGCACCCTCGGCCGCGCCCCCCACCACTTTTGCCGCGGCGATCGCCTTCTCACTCTTCGTCAGATTCGCAGTAACCCTTGCGACCGTGGCGGGGATCTTGAAGCTCCCCGCAATCGCAAACGTCGGAGCCTCATACAAAAGCCCCTTAAGGGTGAGGATCCCAGTCGTGAGTGGTGCCTTCTTCATCTGCCCACCGAACTCTCCCAACTCCCCCGGGATCTCTTTGAGCTTCGCCACCGTCCCGCGGTCGGGATCCTTCCCGGCAGCAATATCCTCCGCGCGGCTCTTCGCCGCCTTGGCGCGCTGCTCTTCCACCACCTCTTTAAGGTTCTGCGGATCATCATACATCGACAGGGCATCGACGATCGTGGAAAGGGAGCTATTCGCGTACATCTGCCCCGCGTCTTTCCACGTCAACGCCTCTGAGATCGCCTTCTTCGCGCCACTCCAATCCTTCTTCCACCCGCTCCGCGTATCTGGCCCCATAGCCTTTTCAAAGCTCACCTCTCCTTTCTGGGGAGCTTGGGTTCCCGGCGCCGCGAGGGCCTTGTCCAGCGAGATTTCTTGGGGATCGCTCACTCTTCACCCCCTTCGTCGGGCGGGGTGTCATCATCGAACACGAAGCCCGTCCCGGTCCACCGCCCCACCCTTCCAGATGGAAGCTCGTAGAACTTATCTTTAGTGAGCGCCGCGGGATCCCGGTCCTCCAAGACGCTCTTGGGCATCGGCAACGCCTCATCTGCAGAGTCTCCCCCGCCAACAAACTGCGTAGCCTTCCCTATGTCCTTAAACGATCCCTTATGGGCGAACATCGACTGGTGCGCCGCTTGGTCCCAAGAGAGTGCCGGGTTCCCCTGCATCCGCTTCTTCGCGTCCGCGGAAACCACCCGCGCCGCGGCAGCCATTGAGTCCTTATCTTCCTTGAGTCCGGGATAAGAATTGATGAGAAGCCGTTCGGTATCATCCACCTCCTGCTTGGTGGGCGCGGTCACGGAGTTCTTCACCTCTTTCCCCGCTTTCCGCTTCTCCGCTTCCCATTGGATCTCCGTCTGCGCGCGGAGCCGGGCCACCTGCGCGTCCGCCCTCCGAATCTCCGCCTCGGTCTTTAGGTGCTTATCCGTTTGCTCGGCGTTCTTGATCTTATCATTCAGCTGCTCCTTAATCCCCATAAGCTGCTGCCGCGCCTTCTGCGCCGTCCCGGGACCCTCCCACGGCATATCCGCCACCGAGGTTCCTTGGACGGCTTGGCGGAACTCCTGCTCGGTAGTCACCCCATAAAGCCGCGACGCGGCATCCTCGTTCTTGAGATCCTGGACCTTCGCCTGTTCCAATACCGCCTGCGCGCCCGCCCTCTTTGCCTGCGAAGCCTGGTTCCTCAGCTTCGACGCTTCGTCATCAAAGTCCGCCGCGGCATTAATTAAGCCTTCCTTCCGCGCCTCCCCTGCCGCACGGTTGTAATAGCTCGCCACGCTCTCTGGATCCATCGGATCCGGCGCATCACTATCCCTTTGCATCGCCGCGAACCGGGTCTGGAAGTCCTGGAGGCGTTTCTGCTGTTCCATCTGCATCTTCTTCGCGTACGTCTCCACCTTCCGCTGCTCCGTCTGCGCGTTGGTGTCTTGAGTCGTCGCGACTTGTTGCATCATCTCCCGGTATCCGGGTGCAAGGTTCCCGAGGTTCCCGCCGGTCGCTTGGGTAAGACTGCTAATAAACCCGCTCATCTTATCCCCCTATGCAGCCAACAAGCCAAGATCACCCGTCGCACCCGTAAGCGCGCTGCTACCCCCGCCGAACGCACTCAGCCCCGCCGCTCCCAGCAACGCACCAAAGAGCCCCGAGCCCGCGGAGTTAGCATTACCCATCGCGCTTGCATACGCTCCCGCGGCAGCGCCTGGGTTCGTCGAATTGAATCCCCCCAGCTGCGCGAGCATCCCTTCGTAGTTGGTGAAGTATTGGCTCTCAAAGTTCTGTCCGAATTGCATCGCCGCGGTATCCGCGGTCCCTGACGAAAGGTTCCCTGTCGCAGCCTCTTGCCTCTGCAGAGCCGTCAAGCCTTGGTTAAAATTAGCCTGATACCCTGGCATCGACGTGATGCTCCCTGGGTTCGTCATCAACTGCTGGAGCATCTGTTGGTATTGGGGTTGCTGCCCCGCCACCGGGTTCGCGAGGTTCGCCGCGGTCTGCGCGGTGTTCCCGCTTCCCCCAGAGAATATATTTCCCACACTCCCCAGCACTCCCCCCACCGTATTCCCGATGCTACTGATGATTCCGCTCATGCGACTTTCCTCGCGACACACCCCACCGCCTCGAACCCGAGGGACTCAAAGAACTTGCGAAACCCTTCTGTCTTTATACCTGTGGCCTGGGAAACCCAGATCTCCCGCGCGCCCTGGACGATTGCCCACTCCTCGAACGCCGCCATCATTTCCCACGCGTAGCTTCCCCCGCGGGCTTCAGGGGCCACATAAAACATATGCTGGTGGGCCACAAGGTCGGGTCCGAAGAATGTCTTCTCCACCCACCCCATACACACCCCCACGACGTTCTCAGCGGGATCCACTGCCACGACGTGGTAAAGTCCCGGCCGCTTCAAACTCTCCAGCATATCCCTCTCGGAAAATCTGAGGGTCCGCACGGCGCCTTCTTGGTGAAGCCGATGCATGAGGTGGATAAACTGCGGCCAGTCTTCTGGCTCAAAGAACCTAATCATATAGGGCTCACTGTTATGGTTGGCGCGACGGTATAAGTTATTACCAACTGATCATCCGCAGAAAGTACAATAACGGCGGGGGTCGTGGTTGCAAACGTCACATACACATACGCCCCCGCCGCGTTCTTTCTTCCCAGCTGACTTTGCGAAACAGTCCCGCCAGACACCACGACCTGAATCGTACTTCCATACGGCGCGCCGAGCGATGCCGAGTTGGTAAGGGTGTATGGCGATGCCCCCGCCGTAGGCGTCTCCCACAACGGCGTTGTCGAGAAAAGGTTCGAGAGATTGGTAAACCATCCCATCCACGATTGATGAAGCACCGCGGGCGCATTCGCATGGAGGGGCGAGTTGATCGGTGGTCGCCCAGGACGGATACCCATTACTCAGTTCCCGGCAAGATATTAAGCTCGACGGCTTCAAGGCGGAGTGGAAGGTTCTCAAGCCAGCGGAAGTGATACGCCCGCCGACGAAAGCTCCCATTATCTAAAAGGTTTGGTCGGCGTTGGTTAAGATCAACGTTGCGGAACTGGCTCCACTTCCCTACCGCGTAGTCATCATCGTTCCACCGGCTCTTAAGAATCCCTGGCTGCTGGTCCGCAATAAAGTCCATCCTCTGGAGGGAGTCGCTTCGGCGCGAACCTGAGTCGTAGTTGGGGGTATAAATATCCACGGGAAAAAGCGCGCTCGCGGTAAACGTGGTTGCGTCACTATAGAATTCTTCATCAAACTGATACGTCGTATTAACCAACGCGGGCTTCAAGCTCAAGCACGTAACCATCGGCTCGGGAACCGTGACTGACGCGAACCCAAACCACGGCCAGTAATTCCCATTTTGATCCGTCCAAAGGTACCATATAGATTGGTCGAGGTCATACACCAACGTAATGTTCGCGCCGACCGCGGTAAGGACATAGTATATATGTCCCATATCCTTCATCGCGGAAGAATAAAACGGGCCTGACACATCATCTAAAAGCCTATCCACTCCCGGCGTGGAAATTTTTCGATGCTGGCGTTGGTCTAGCATCGCAATAAACGCCCCGCTCTCTGCTGACGTAGCGAGCCAAAATAACTTGTTCTCAATATTCTGCACAGTCCCGCCGTCCATACACCCCCACGCCACCGCAGAGTTAGGCACTGGAAGAAGCGGGGAGCCTGTGGTGTTTCCCGCATCATACAAAAACTCGATCGAGCCTGTTTTTAGTGCAACAATCAACGACTCATGCTGCGCCAACGCAACTCCCACCCCAGCGATCGCGGCGGGTTGAATGAAGTTGGAAGAGCTCCACGTTGTCGGGTCCCCAAGATTCGATCCCCAGATGTTTCCCGCAACGTCCATCACATAAAGCGTGAAATCCAACCACACCATTCCAGGAACCAATCCAATGTTGCTTCCAGGTATAGTCCCCACCGCGGAAAAAAGGTGCGAAACCGGATTAAAATTGATTATCACCGGATTTGTAGACAACTCGGAATACGGTACCATCATTGAAACTATATTTGGCGTGGTTTGCGTGGCACTTACCACCGGCGGGTACACGTATGTTGCTCCCGGCGGGGTGCCAAAAAAAGCGGTGTATGTAGCCCCGCCATCCACCGTAATAGTAAGGGTCCATCCTGGTCCTGGACCCACCACCCCAAACGTCAAAACGTGATTGGTATAGCCAGTGTAGAAAGCCGTATGGAAGGAAACAAACTGTCCCGCGGGCAAGGTCGCGCCAGCGCCTGTAAGGGACTGATACGCCGCGACACCCTGCCGCTTATAAACCTCATACTCCCCCGACTCATCCTTCTCCGCAAAAGCGTTAATGAGCTTCGCGTCGGTGTTGGTCGCACCGTACCGAGATTCTAGGGGGACCACCAAGGGAAGCCGCGGGAGCGGCTGGTCTGCACTCTGCCCATACGCCATTACCTAAACCTCCCGCCCCAATAACTGTTTCGAGTATCCGGGGTAAAGAACGTCTGGGCGTCCTCCACATCCCACCCATCCATATCATCCTCATACATCTTCGCCATCGCGTCGATGCGGGAAATAACCGCCTGGGGTTGGCCCATACACTCCTGCTGCGCGAGGAGCCACACCAGGGTCTGACCCCACTCGATCGGGAACGCCGTTTGATCGGTGATCTGCATCGCCGGAGTCATCATCGCTTGGTAGACGACGTGGAGGACGTAGTTCGCCGCGGTCGCTGTGTCAGGGATAAGATAAGTGTTGACGTTGAGGGCAGTGAGTTGTTTGTCCACATAGATCTGACTCACTAGCCCCTGCGCACCCGACTGGCTCAACAATACCCACTCCTGTTGGGAAAGGGAGATAACGGGGACTTTTGTTGGGTATGGGTTCGCCGCGGTATAAAGCATATAGCTTAGATCCTTTGGGATCCTCAACGGCTTCCCATACAACCCCGTCAGAGGATACAAGGACTGCCCGGCCACAAGAGTAATAGCATAGTCCGTCTGGGTCCACAGCCTCTGTCCCTTTACCTGGAGGTGGTTGGCGATCCGGTTGAGCTTATTCACACACCGCGCGAGCTGCTCCGAGTTCGGCTCTTGGCCCTCTTCGAGCTTCTTCGCTTCAAAGAGCGCCCCTTGGGTGATCGACGCGACGGTGTTAAACGTGGACGGCTGGGCCATCAGTCTCTTCCTTCTTGTAAGCTTTCTGCGCACTCTCTAGCGCGCACTGGACGCAGGAACCATTCACCGTGTATCGGCGGGGAACATGAGCCCGGGAGCACAGCCTCAGACTCATATACCATATCTTCCCGCCGAGGCGTGCAATCTCTCGGGCTTTCTCGCGGTAGGCCATTTAGATTCCTTGGTCTAACGCGCTGTTAGTTAGCGGTCTTTATTGTCTGATACATATGCATCCCACCCAGTCCAAGCATCCCCATCAGGATGGTTGAAAGCTCTGCGGTGTTGAGGTCCGGCGGGGCGGGAATCGCGCCGAGCGCGTGGACCACCACCCCAAGGGCCGCAATGTACTGGAAGATCGGGAGGCCAATGTAGTGCCACGCCATCGCCACTACGCACACCCACCCCATCGCGCCGCGCCAGTGCTGCCACTTATCCGTCGAGGCTGCCTCGGCTTGGTCCACGTCAATCTGACCCTTCGTCAGATTAAACTGGTTCATAATGCCTTGAAGCTCTAGGGCAGCTTGGTCTTTTTCCTGCTGGGTCTTGTCGGGGAAGAAGTGGTTGACGATCGAACTCACCGCGTCGCCCAGCGCGCCGATCCCCGTTGCGTCTGAAAGAAGTCCCATTACGCCATCTCCGTCTTGAAAAGATCCGCCTCAGCAACCCGACGCCGCAACAACCCCTCGACCACCTTCCCGCCCGCGAGATCCCACCGCGCGAACTGATCTGCCGCGCCCGCGTAGTCCCCCGCGTTTAGTTCTCGCAAGAGTGTCGAGCTATCGAAGTTTCCCGCGCCCACGTTAAACACAAAGTCCACCAGGGCATTAAACTCATCCTGTGTGATGGGAACCTTTACCGCGTGATTCACCACCTGCTCTGCCCACAGCATGTCTTGTTGGAGCCACACACTCGCCTGAGCTGGCGTGCACACCTGTCCCGGCCCCACCTCTCGTCCGGTATGTCCATACCCTATCGTCCACACCCCCCTCACATCCTGATACGAGGTAAACCTCACCCCCTCAAAGGCTTCAGTAAACCTCGTCCCAGTATACTTCACTTTCCCTCCGTGATCATTTTTTCGACGAAATGCCAAATAGTAGACGTCCCGCCGCTCGCTCCAAGAATGACAATGAGGGCGCGGAGGGCAAACCTTTCGGCCATGATTTTGATTTCGCCAACGACATCTTCTTTAATTCTGCTGCGGAGCGCTTCGTAGTCATCATCGCTGAGTCTCCTGCCCGGGTCGCGCCGTTCTGTGCGGGCGCGGGTGTTGGGTCCGTTGGATTCCACATAACATCCTTAAATCATTTAGCTTCCGATTCCGCGGGCACCGTTGCCGCGGATTCAGAGGGAGCTTGTTTGAGTAGTTCGATTTGTTGCTGGATCGAGCCAAGAGTCTGGAGGGCTACCTTGACGGGGAGTTCACCAAGGGCCGTATAGATAACCTGCACATCTTTCTCAGTAAACCGAAGAAGGTATTCCATTTCTATCTCCTAAAAACACGGAATATACCGCGTCGTTCCGGTGTTGTCTCTGATTGTAAGCCACGTTTGAACCGTCGCGTGGGAACCCGTTGGGCCCACGCTCGTAAGCGCAGTCGCCACAGAGCCATTCGCGGAAAACATTCCTGTGGAAGAAAACTTCACAGACGACGTAGTACCCACAGTTCCACCACTCGCCAAGACCAAATCTATCTGCGCGTCAGTCCCGCCGACGCCAACCACCGGCCCATTGCCTGTAGGTTGCGCGTAGGTTGCCACGTAGTTCGCCGCGGCAGAATTGCCGAAAATGCACATCAACGCATTGCCCGCGATACTAGAAACTGTCACACCAAGATCCGTAAAAGCAAGGCTCGTTGCGTTTGACGCGGTGTTGACGGTCGATGTGATGGTCCCAATGATGTTCCCCGCCGCGTTAAACCAATTCATCGCGTGCCCTTTGGCAAACGCAATCGCGGTCCCCGAGCCGTTATAGCCATCACAGCCATAAATAGACTCGTTGAAAAACACAATCCCTTTATAGGTTGGAAGCACATTATTAGCGATAACCAGCGCGGCGCTACCAGGATATTGGTTGGAAATAATAATGGGCGCGGACGCGAGGTTCGGGGTCGCGGTGACATTATACGCATTCGTCGAACTCATCGCAACTGGGCCTATCGTTTGCGACACGTTGACTTGCCAGCTCAACCCACTTCCCGACATAATCATCGTTCCGGCGCCCGCACCAATCACGCTTTGCCCCACCGCGATCGTGCCGGTGACTCCGGAAACCGTCAGAGTTGTGCCGCTAATAGTCCCCGTGAAAGTTGCGACCGCGGTTCCATACGAAGAGATAGTGACCCCCGCGGAAATGCCTACGCCATAAAGAAACATCCCTGGAACAATTCCCCCCGCGAGCTGAATCGCATATCCCGTTGTTCCCGCCGAGGTCGTTAAGACGTTGCTAGTGATGGATCCCCAGCACTGCATACTCCCTATCCCCGCCCCACAATTCAAACCGGCGGCCACAGTCGTAGGGTATCCAGCAAGATAGGGATAAGGCGTGGGGTTAGTGCCCGCGCTAGCCACATTTCGAACATCCAACTCCATCCCCGTAATGGGTCCGGACGCGGCTGTTACTCGGTGACATTCTCCATAGTATGCCCACGCTTCGGTAAAAAGAGTTGGGTGGTTGTTTATTGAAAAAGAGGAAGTGGCAATCACAGAACCACCCGCGCTCCCGCCATACAACGCTTGAGCAGCTACAATCAAAGCCTCCGTGTTTTCCGCGGTAGAGCCCACCAAGGTACTGATATTAACAGTGCCCAAAGGGGCCGCAAGCGTATAGCCCTCAGAGTCCAAGTAACTAGAAAACCAATCATTCGTCACCGGCGGGTAATTCCCGTCCGCGACCGTGAAGCCACCGAAAAAAGAGCGGTCGTTAAAGCGTTGGATCTTCGCGCCAAGGCCGGCCCAGAACTGCCCCGTGGGAGTTTGGTTAATGGTTATGGTGGAAAGATTCAGGGCCGCGGAAATCTCCGCGAGCTGCGCGCCCACCGTCGTCCCCGGCAGCAACGTCGTCGGCGCGACTGGAATCAGATTCGCGCCTTGCCCAAGGCTCGGCGTGCCGTTGATTGCTTGGTCGAGGTTGTTGAGCCAAGCCGCGCTAAGCACCGGCCCGACGCCATCTACGAAATTCTGAAGTGCCATCTCAGGGCCTAGTTAGGAGGGTTAGTAATCGTGTACGCGGGCGGGATAAGCTTGCCGGGAATGGCGCATCCCGGCCCCGCTTCCCCAGGAATCCCCGAGGAGCTTTGGACTGTGCAGAAAGAGACGAAGGTATTTGTTTGGTCCTGGACCCATGGCGGCGTCTGGATATCCGGGATCCCGCGGACGAAGTCTTGGGGCTGCCGCGGCTCCCAGTGCTCGGGACAAACATAGTATCCCTTCCAATATCGCTTAAGCTGCGAGGCTTTGAACTTGCGGCCGCACTCATAGCACGCAGCGTTGTAATCCCCGAGGTCGAGGTAGTCTGCTTGGCCCATTTAGTTCCACCCCTGCGGTCCGTTGATCTGCACAACCTTGCCCGTAGCACCTTGATACATGAACATCAGGACCATGGCTTTGCTAGCGGTTCCCGTGAGAACTTGCGCCGCCTGCCCGGTGTTGGCCTGCAGCACGTAGTTGGCGCCGAAGGTCCAGGTATCCGTGCCGCTCGCGTCGGCCAGCAACACCAGCGTCAGGATGTAGTAATCGCTGCCAGAGAAGCCAACGCCAACAGGATTGTTAACCGTCGTGCTTGCGGTCTGCGTGTGCGTCTGCATCCCGAATCGGAAATCGGGCGTGATCGTGGTTCCGGTAATCGCCGCTGGCGTGTGTCCGGGATTTGCCCAAACTGCGCGCCAGTTTGCATTGCTGACGATGCTGGCATTGATGAACCCACCCGCAACGCCCGAGCCAAACGTACAGGCCCCCATGTAAATGTCGCCGCTGCTCGACGCGTTGAAGCTGGTAAAGATATTGCCGATTGCGTTGATAAGAGAAATGTTGCTGGCAAAAATATGCGTGCCGGTTGCCGCCGCTTGCAGCGCCCCAAGAAGCGACGCCGAGTTGTTCATGGAAATATTGTCGAACGTGTAAACGGCACCGGCAGACTGGAACCCGCCAGCAACGCAATTATTCAGGTTTAGGAATCTCGTGTTCGTGATCGTCAGGGATTGCCCGGTCACGCCGCTGCTAAAGTTGATCCCCTGATTGCTGCCGACCGCTTGGCTCCAAAACCGGCAATTGGAGATATTTACGGCGCCCTGAGAATGCGGATTGGTGAACCCGAATCCATAGGGAGAGCCGGAGTTTTGAGCCGTGGTCGGGCAGTAAACGTCGCAATCGCTGATGTTCAAGTTGTTGAATGTTTGCGTCACCGCGCCCAGCGACGTGCCGTTAAAGAAAGCCGCCGCGCCATTGGGAAAGGCGTTGCCGTTGTTGACGCGCGAGAAGTTCAGCGTATCGACATACGTCCCGCAGCCCATGGCCGGGTCGTCGTAGGTGATGAAAAGCGCGCTGCCTTGCTTGACCGTGCCGGTAAGGCCGTCGATGGTGAAGGCGCCACGGAACTTGACGCCCGATTGCCCCGTGATCTGTATCCCTTCCAGGGCGTTCGTGCAGGACGTGTCACGCATCTGCACATCCTCGATATCCCAGAGAAATTCAAGGTTGGGGCCGCCGTACCATGTATACCAGTTGCCTTGCAGGAAGGAGATCGTAACGTCGTGGGTCTGGCCACGGCAACGATTGAATCTAAGGTGTCGCCCGCCGTCCATGTACTGGATAGTCGATGCGGTGTTTTGAGAATCAATATCCTCGAAAACCCCGTCTTGGATCGACAGCGGCACCAGCCCGTCGTAGCAGTTGTCAAAGAATGTACGGTATACCTGTAGATTGCGGATTCGATTCAGGATAACCGTGTAGACGCTGCTCCCAGTGAGGCCGGTCGTTGCGGTTGGCTGAAACGCCGAGCCATCATCGGTGAAAAAGTCCTGGTAAAACGTCCCGCCTTCGATGATGATATTCGAGTCGGCCAATGCGCCGACAATGGTCGTGTACTTGTAGGTGTTCGTGGTCAGGGTGGCCGTGCTGCCGCCGCTGGATGCCGTCCCGGGCGACAGGGTAAGCTGCCCGGAGCCGTTGTTGGCAACGATGGTCTGCTGGCCGGTAAAGTTGGACACGAATACCGGCTGTCCGATAGCAAAACCGCCGCTCGAAGTGTTGATGTTGATGACGGCGCTGGACAGCGTGGTCGTCACGTTCGGGATGTTGACGCCTGTCGGGCTGTTAATCGTGAGGACAGGGACAGAAAATCCGCTGCCTGTGCCGCCAATGTTTGCCGCAGCTGCAGAAATAACGTCGCCAATGACGTAGCCCTGACCGCCGAATACGATGGTCACGGCAGTTACCGCTGCCCCAGAAACAGTGATATTCGCCGTTGCTCCCGTACCTGTTCCACCAGTCAGCGGGACATTGGTATACGTGCCATTGGTGTAAAGCGTGCCGCCAGTGATCGGGCTAAGAACGCCGGCAACTCCGGTATTGACTGTTGCGGGACTTGTCAGGGTTATGGATTCTGCCGGCGCGTTGAAGTAGCTCATCGCGTAGTAAAACTCGGTGGCGCTGACTACCTTGACCACTTTCCAAACGCCGTTGTAATCGTTGGGCAATGCGCCGGCAATGAAAACGAAATTCCCCACGGACAATCCGTGCGGAGTCATTGTTACCGCGTCGCCAAGATAGCCGATTCCATTTGATCCGCTGATGCTGTTTGGAATTGCGGTAAGGCTAGCCACAGAAAACGGCGTGGACAAAGCGTTTGCGTTGCGCAGCATCGTAGAATTGGTGCCTTGCAAGCGCCGGATAATTACCCCAGGGCCAAGGACGAAGCGAGTATTGCTAGGAATAGACAACGTCCCCGCGATGAAGTAAGTTCCCGGGGTGGTTAGTGTAACGTACCCACCCGACGCTAGGCCGGCGTTCATGTTCGCAAGGTTCGCTGCGCCAGTCGCGGCGGGATTCGCGCCGTAGTCCTCTAGGGCGTTGCTCTGCGTCTGACCGCCGCTGTCGATCGCTGGCAGCGTAATCGACGCACTCGCCGCGGAGTAGCCACCTAAAGGTGTGGTGACAAAGAACTCATACGATTGGCCAGGAAGGAGGCCCGTGGCTACGACAGAGTTCGGCGGGACCGACACCCGAAAGGTTGGTCCTTGACCCCCCAAGCCCGCCGACGACGCGACCACCACCGTATAAAACGGCGGGGTTCCCGCAACCGGAGTCGTCCACGTAACGGTCGCAGTACCCGATCCCGCCGGGCCTGCGACCGCGGTTACGCCTGTGGGGTCGAAGTTACTCACCCTAGACTCCCATCTGAACCTGAACGAACGTCACGGCAGAGGTAAGAGCAGAAAGGCTGGCGCGGAGCCACCGGTGGGCAGAAACAAGCGTGGCATCCGCGGCGCCGTAGTTCGTCCCCGCCGGGGTAAGAGTGACCGCGGTGGTCATAGACCACAACTGCCCGAAGATCATCGCGTTAAGAGAGCCCGTCGCGGTGACGTTCGCGCTCAGGGTCATCGAGTTGATAGAGGCGATCGCCGTCACGGTGAGGGTCTGACCGTTCACCCACACCGTATCCCCCACCATCACCGCGTCAACCCACTGGTTGGTCACCGGGTTATAGTACCCACCAAAGAGACCTCCCGAGGAGACCGTGGCGGAGCCGTTCGTACACCCGAGGGCAAACGGCGCACCCACCGCGGTCTTCGGATCGTTCGTCCCCTGGATGCCCACGGTCGCCGTCACCGCGCCCCCGGCGATCAGCCAGCTCGACGCTTGGAACGTGGAGTAGATGCGCTCCTTATACAACGGGAGGCTCACCCCCGACGTGGCGCCCGTGAAGTAATTCACCGGAGCCGGGCTCGGGGTGGCCGCGTTCGCCACCGCGAAGTTAAAATACCGCGGGAGTTCCCCGCACGCAAGACTCACAGACTCGGCCATCCCGGTCCCCTATTGTTTCTGCATGTCGATGAAGAGAACAAAAGCGTCGAGGATCTTGGGAACCACCGCCCCGCGGGGCTGGACCAGAAGCTCGATATGCCCACTCTTCCCTTCAGAAAGATTACTCAACCCACCGTAGTCGCTGAAGTTAATCTGCCCCCGACCACCCAGAGGAAGAATCAACTCCCGCTCACCTTCGACCGCGTGCCACGCAAGGAACACCTCGATCCCCGCCGTTATGGCCCATTCTACATGGTCGATCTTGAGCTTGGAGTGACCTCCCTTGAACTGCGCCACATCGATCACCTTCGTCCACCGATACTCTCGGAAGTCGATCCCGGTGACCTTAACGGCGCAGTTCTTCTGCCCATCGGACAGAATCTGGATGGTCGGGGCAGCCATCTTAGTTCAGCTCCTCGCCGATGTTGTACTCGAAGAGGTACATCGAGCGGGGGTTGGCGGTGGTGTTGAGGATACCGCAGGCGAACTGTAAGAGGTTCTGCGGGGCCACGTTATAGAACGAGCCGATCGGGGGTTGGAAGGGCGCGACCGCGGTGGTGAGCTGGGTGCCCACCGTCGAGAAGTCCGCGCCCGTCGTCAGACCGAGGCCCGAGGACGAGTTGTAGATGTTGTAAGTCTGGCCGGGAACCATCGCCACCGGCGCGACCTCGACCGCGCTCCCGCCGATCGCCATTACCTGACGACCACAAACCCCCACAACCAACCGGCCCTTCCCGTCGAAGTAGAACTGCAGATCGATGATGGGATCCACCTCGTTGGTATAGGTGGTATACGCAGCGTTGCCCGCGAGGGTGATGTACGGCGCGACGAGCGAGCCATACGGGATCCCAGTCGAGGACGGAAGGGTGGCTTGGGCGAAGCTCTGGACGCCATACGCCGTCGAGCCGATCTGGCAGTAAAGCTGTGCGGTCGCGCCCGTAGCGCCTGTCGCGAGGACCAACGGAGCCACCGCATAGCCGGCACCCGGCGTCGTTACAACCACCGACGTATAGTTCCCGCCGGAGCCGTTCGTTGTGAGGACGCCCACAGAGCCGTTCGGATCCGCCAGGGCGGGAAGGCCGGAGGGCCGCGCCAAGTCCGCGATCGTCTGGAAGGTCGTGGTGGTGCCGGCCTTCTTAATAACGAAGTTAACTGTGGTCCCACCGTTCGGCTTGACGAAGTAAATACCGTTCGTGGCGGAGGCGGGGTTTGCGTTGTCGAAGAGACCACAATAAAGGGTGTAGTCGTTCGACACCTGCCTATTCGCCAGCTTCGCGTCGAACCACATCTGGTTCCCCGGCATCACCAGGTGGTAGGTCGAGGGGTTCGCAATATACGAGCTGTCCGCCGCGGAGGTGCCGGGCGTGGCGATCAGGATGCCCGAAGTGTTCCACGGAGCCGCAGCGACCGTACCATTCACCGCGGTGAGCGTATAATCGCCCGCGCGATACGGCTCGAAATCCTCGGTCTTGATGACCTGCGTCGGGTTCGACGCGGCGGGAATGGTGTTAATGACCGACCGCTGGGGAGCCAGCGAGAGGGCGGAAAAGCGTACTGGACGTGCCATTTAAAGCTCCTTCTAGCGTTGGAAATCCAACGACACCGGGGTGCCGCTGAAGGAAGAAAGGGGGATCTAAGTTAAGGTTAGATCCCCCCGACTACTTGCCTACTTACGGTCCATTCGAGCCCAGGACGGCGCGCGGATCCGTGTTGCCCAGCGAGAACCGCATATAGCTCGCGGCCTTCGCGTTCTTCGTGTCGAAGTCGTTGTCCTGATCGAACGAAGGCTTGTCGCGCCAGAACATCTGCATCCCGTTCATCCCATTCGTGCGGATGAACCAGGCGTGCGGCGCGGTGAAGTAATGGTTCAACCGAATGCCCTTCGGGAACGCATTCGTCGCCTTCAGGACGTTCAGGGCGTTGTTCGCCGTGTCGTTCTGGAGGATCGACTTCAGGATCCGATTGGCATTGAACCACTCTTGGCGCGGCACGTGGAGCGACTGCGGCATGAAGTTCACCAGCAGCCCGCGGTCCGTCGAGAAGCCCATGATTTGGATGCACGCATCCTCAAGCGAGCTTTCCGAAAGGTCCGCAGCAGGAGAGAGCATGTTCGAGAACGTGCCACCCGTGGTGAACGGGTGCGCGGTCGAGAACAGCGGTTGGCCATCCGCGAACGTGTACGAGGAGTTGAAACCGCGGTTGTAGACCGCTGCGGCAACGTTCTCGATGGTTTGCGTCATCGAAAAGGCGTTAGCCTTGGCGCGCCGCATCGAAACCTTCTCATACAGGTTGTCCCGCAGTTCCTCGTAAGTCACAATGTACCCGAGCGCATACGCGATGTGCGTATAGCGGCTCACGGGACCCTGGACCTCTGAGTCATACGAGATGTTTCCACCTTCCGTCTTGACCGGCGCGAGACCGAAGCCAGTTACCTGGACCTCCTCCTCATACGCCATCTCGGATTCGAGAATGTCAAACAGATCGGTGTACTCCGGGGGGTGCTCATTAAAAATCTGCCCCCAGAAGTCGTGCACCCCAGGCCAGAGAGCCTTTGGGTGCGAGCCAGTGTTGATAGTTCCGCCCACAGCCATTTAAGTTCTCCTTAGGTGCCGGAAGTGCCGCCCGAAAAGTCATGATTGTTAATCGTGACCATCAAGCGCTGGTTAGCCGTAAACGGCAAATTCTGGTAGTCCTGAACGGCTCCCAGAAGACGAAGGTTGAGGGTTGCAGTGGTGGCGTAAGTCGTCGGGTCGAGAGTGACGCCGGAGACATACACACCCGTCGCGGGAGCAGCGTAAATGAAGTTCGCGTTCTTCCCCGCGATGTTGGCCGCAACGCCCGGAGTGCCTGAGTTCTCCATAATCGAGAACACAACATCCGGATCATCCACAACCATCGCGTAGTAGACCTGCGTCTGCGCGCCCGACGGGCGATAGTTTTGCTGCAGGTTCTGTGGGTTCACAAACGGACCGCCCTGCAAGAAACCTCCCTGCACCGCCGTGCCCACACTCATCACCACCCCCCGAAGGGAGGCACCCGCGGTGCCGAGCGTAACGATCGGGATGCCATTCGCATCCGTGTTCGCCACGATCTTCACCGGATCCCCAATGTAAAAGGCATTGGTGTCCGCCGCCGCGATGGCGTACAAACGACCCAGCCCGGTCCACGCATTTCCATTTCGGTACTGAAGAGGGGACAGACCGAATGGAGCGTTGAGATTGCTCATTACACTTCGCTCCTATTAAGAGTATGATCCTTGATATAGGTTTTTCCGAGCCGAATATTGGAAATAGTTTGATGAGTAACCCCAAGCTCTCTTCCCAATTGCCGGCAACTTTTCTTGCTATCTCGGATATCTCTGGCCTGATCCATCGTAAACTTTGCGGCCATCGGGCCGGTAATAAGTCTGTCTCGTTGCGCGTCCGTGTAGTTATCGGATGCAGTCCCCACATGGAGGTGAAACGGGTTCACGCAGCCGTGGTTATTACACAGGTGCATTACGACAGATGTTGATGGAAGGGTTCCATGCACCTCTTCCATCAACAGCCGGTGAACGTAACGCGTTTGGTAATCTACCTTTAGTACCGCATAACCCTGTCTATGGTGATTGCCTTTCCACAGCCAACACTCTTTGGGATCACCCGCTTGGGTGTAGAAGTCAATTCGATCAACAATCGAAGAGCCTCGACGCGGACGATTCCCACTAGCTTTAGTCATTTTAGATTATCACCTTGCCGCCGGGAAGGGGCGCCAGTCGACGATCCGTTCTGCTCACTTCCGCGGTACGGACGTAAGTGTTAGCGAGATCCGCTTGAGACACCTCCTCGGTTCCCAGACGACCAGCGCGTAGGGCATGTGCGATCTGATCGTTTCTCTTTTGTTGCAACATCTGGTCTACCTTCCACACTTCCTCCCGAATCTTCATCAGGTAGCCACGCATCGGCGCGCCCGTTTTAAGGGTGCCAACGACCATGCTAACCCGGGAACCCATGTCTTGGTTGCCTGTTTTAGTGCTGTCTCCCGCCACCGAGAAATCGTGAAGTGCCACTTCCTCGGAACTCGCAAACTCATACCCGGCGCGTTGAGCTCTCTCAATCCGACCCTCATCATCATTAAACCAGTAGCTCACGTATCCTGGAATCTTCGGTACTGCCATCTTCATACTCGGAACGCTCATCGCCACCCGCTCGCGCTCCGCGATAAACGCGGCCCACCTCTCAGGCTCACTCTCCGAAGGAATCAGCGGGGCTCCTTGGACGGTCGCGGCGACGATTTCCTTAGGTTGTTCGACAGGGGTAGACACCGACCCTTCGATCGGCGCGGCTGCTTGGTTACTATGAACGATCCTAGTCACTTCTCTCTCCTACATGTTAAAGTATTGTTCCGTGAAAGACTTCTTCCACGAATCAAGGGTTTCATGAATCTTACCTTTGCCGACGAGGCGATCGGCCTGCTTCAGCGCGACCTTCTGATCCTCCGCGGGAATGTCTCCCCACGACCGACCATTCCCCGCCCGACCCGAAGGGGTGCCCGCACCGCCGCGGGAACCTTCCATCTTATCTCCCCGCCGAGGCTTCTCGCCCCAGATCTCGCTGTAGGCTTCTTCAACCTTGGCGACGATCTCGGGACCCGTCAGACCCGCGCGGACAAACTCCATCGACTTCGCCGCGGCCCACGAAGTCTTGGCCACATCCGCATCGAGCCACGGGTTCCGAGCCTTGAATTCCTTAAAGTACTGCGCGTTGAAGTCTACGGGACCAGTCTGCGCGGGCTTCGCGGGGGCAGCGACCGCGGGTGCCTTTGGCTCCCCCTTCGCCTTCAACTCCGCTACTGCCTCGTCGATCTCCACCACCGCATCGTGATCACCCTGCGCCAACGCATCCTTCTTCTGAGCCTTAAGCGATTCGAGAGCCCTCTTATATTGAAGCTTCGCCATGTCGGCCGCAGAATCCTGGAGAGCCTTGAGGTTCTCCGCGGCAACTCTGTTCTGTTCCGCCTGTTCTGCCAGCTTCCGGTTAACCTCAGCAAGCTCCTCGCGGAGCTTCTTATTCGTAGCCGTGACGATCGGCAGGACCGTCTTTCCTCTCTCAACGTACGTTTCAGCATCCACCCACTTCTCCGGATCGCCCTTAAATTCCTCCTTGGGCGACCATCCCATTTCTCGGGCTTCTGCCTCAAGTCCCACAGCACCCTCGCTCTCTCCCATGATTATTCCTCCACCGACATAAAAATGTCGCGGTCGTTTACACACCGATAAACTTGCTCGTCATCCCCAGGGACCGCGAACCCCGCGTACTTACTAAATACAACCTTGTCGCCGACCTTACACCGCGGCGTCGGCTCATCCATCCACGCCAGCGGACCAATCTCCACCACCACCGCGTACTGGTCCTGCATCACCATCGTCTGCTCGACTTCCTTCGGCAACACAAACCTCCCCGCCTTCGGCTTAGATTGGAGTAGCATCACCGCCCGGCCCAGGGGCCGCTTGCCGCTCTTGTTCAGCTCGCTCATATCCCACCCATCCCAAATATGTCTCGTAGTCTATTTCAATAAAATCCGAAAGCTGGTTAATAGAACCTATGGCCTCGGCGTTCTTTAGCGCACCTTCCTCGATACTCCCGCGGGTGAAAAGCCCTTGGGCCCAACTCTCTTTAAGGTCCTCACGCCGCTGGCGCAGGGCTCTTAGCACCTCCTGAGTTGCCGGTTGGCTTAGCCATCCCACCAGCTCCTCCGCTTCCAGTACCTTGGTCATCTTTCTCTGCCTCTATCTGTTTGATGAGAAGTTCTGCGTGCTGGCTGTACACTCCCGCGACGTCCTTGAAGCCGTCAATCATTGCGTTAAACTCCGCGAGCTTCTGCGCGGCGTCGGCATCGTCCGCGTCCATAAGGGCCTTGGCGGCCTGGGCTTCAAGCTGAACAATCTTGGCCTGGGTAAGCTGCCGCTCGGACTCAATCTTCGCGAGGAACTCCGCAAGGTGCCCCTTCGCCTTAGCTTTGTCACCTTCGGCCTTGATCTGGGCCACCAGGACGTGCGGGTTGGGCGGCGGCGGGATCTTATCAAGGCCCGGATAAAAGACGTCGATTGCTTCCACGCGCGCCGCCCGCAAGAGATTCCTCTCGACCTCATCCTTGTTGTACCCGCCGACCATCCCGGCGCGGGTCGCGAGGATCGACGCTTGTTCCATACGCATCGCGGAGGACGTGAGGTTGGGGTCGGCGGAGGGCCGGATGGCGCGGGGGTCACCGAGGTAATCTTCGCGGGCGACGCCAAAGACGGTGTCCCGAGAAGCCGGGAGATACGTGGCATTCAGGATGAAGAGCTTCTCAAACTCATCCTTCATACACCGCCACTGCCTCTTAAAGATCGCAGAGTAGATCCGCGAGCCTTCTTGCTGCATGGCTTGCATATTATACTTGGGGGTGTTCTGCCCAGGGTTCTCGCCGACCATCACATCCGTGGTCCCCGCAATGCGATTTGCGTAATCGATCATCAGGGTAAGGAGCTGGAAGAGGACATTCGATGGCTCGCGGACAGGAAGGGGCACGAGGCCCTTGGCGAGATCCTCACCCGTGGAGTCCATCCGGTTCCACCCGAACGGCGAGAAGCTATTCTGGCCCGAGCGGAACTTCACCCCTCGTCCGAGGAACCCGCCGGCCGTTGTGGCCATTGTTCCAGCATCATTAAGCTGGTTGATGTTAGTATTGACAGACTCATTAATGGGGCCCAGAAGGACACCGAAGCCAATGTCATACACCCCGCCATCAGGGTTGGGAATGAATCCATATTTGGTGAAGTGTTCGAGGGCGCGGATAGAGATGACCTGGTTCCGGGAGTTCCACTGGATGTGCTGCCACTCGAAACGAGTGACAATCCGGAGGGGCGTGTGGCATTCTTCGAGGATGGTAATGACATAAGGCTCCGCGTAGCCATCGTCGTCAAGGTCCATCGAGACGTGCTGTTCGAGGCACTTAAAGGGGGTCAGGCTGTCGGGGGTGGGAGGCTCTTCGACGCCCTTACGCACGTCAGCCTTGACGCCCTTCTGGAGATCCTGGGCGGGCGGGACCATCCCATGGAACCATTCCTCTTTCAGCACATCCCTCATCATCTCCCGCCGCACGCGCTCATATATCTCGTTGCGTGTGAGCGGATAGCAGTGCGTCTTGCGCGGGGCAGTCTCCACACTTTTGCTGTAGTAATTCAGCACAAGGTCTTTCGCAAGGACAAGCTCGCTCAGATTGTGCCCCATCGAGGCAGAGAAGATGGACTTCTTGAAGATCGTCCCTACGATGGCTTCGTTCAACAGCCCACGATCCGTCTCTTCTTCCCACGCGGAATCTTCCTCAGTCAACTGAAATGACATGTGGGCCGAAATCTTGTTGGCCTGTTTCATCTTCTTCCCGTCGGGATCAGGGCCGAAGGTCTTGAACTTTACCCACTCCGACGCGCCGAGAAGCTCGGGGTAGGCACGGGCGTGCCACTGGAGGGCCGCGATCGTAATGAGGGGGAAGGCGACGTTGGAGCAGTTGGCCCACGGGAACGTCTTGGCTTCTTGGACCTGCATGGCGAGGTCCATCGCGGCTTGGGTCCGCCGGAGCCACCGCGCGCGGGACTGCTCATCCGACTGATAGCCCATCCAGACCTCTTCACCAATAGCCTCCAGGTCCTTCTCAGAGAACCGGTGGGTGAGGTCGAGGTCATCGCAGACCTCTTTCGTGAGCCTAATCGGCTTTTCTAGTTTAAGCATTGCAGAGCAATGATAGCAGATGGAACTTCACCGCCATCGCGAAGCCAATGAAGCACAAGCCGAGCACCCACGGCCATAGGGGAATCATCACCCTCCAGCGCTTTAAGTTCGCGATCAATCTCGCTCAACCTTTTCTGAACGTAAATCACACTAGATCCTGCAGCACTGCCAAAAAGCCGGAGATAACGAGGATCTGCACCGGGGTCACTCCCGTCGTCGTGGCTGTACATTTTATCTCGTAGATCGTTCCAAGGACACCGCCAGTGACGGACTGATTAACCAAAGGGGAACTAACAGAAGCCGCACCGTTAACAACGCTCCCAGGGCTAGCGTCAGTACCGCTATAGACGCTGCAAGTACAAACAGCAGAAGCAACACTCTCCCCAAGACCGAGAAGAGAGGTGAAGTCGAAGGTGAGGGTGCGGGTGTCACCGAGGAGCTTCGCCGGGAAAACAGCCCTCATCCCCGCATGCCTTTTTTAGCCCGTGCCGCGCGTTCGCGGGCGAGTTGCCCAGGCGTGATCTTTTTAGTGATCGCATCCCGCCGCTTCGTCTTCGGGCTTTTTGCCACCGCATCATACGACTTCTGCTTGGAGGCCACGATTAGTCTCGCGTTCCCTGGGTACCTTTGGGAACCTTATGAATCCCTGCGAGCTTTGACATTGACATCTCGCCCGACGCTCCGCGCTCGAAGCACTCGCCCTTATAGTGGGCCTTGCGTCGGGCTTGCATGGCGATGAACTCTGCCTGCGCACTCGACGACGGGCTCCGGCGAATCTTCCCAAGGGTCGATGACCCACCCGGCTTCTTAGCCATGAGCGGTTCTCTTGTGGGACTTCACCTTCGCGAGGACGCCGTGGTTGGCTTTCTTATCTTCGTGGCGCTTGCCCACCAGCGGGGGCATCCCGCGCTTCCCGGCGGCATGGGCCGCGGTGGTAGACTTGTGGTGGCCGTGGGCCGCGTGGATGATCTTCGCTACCATTTCACATTCCTCCGAACTGTTGACGCTTGGCAATAGGCTTCGCGTCGGTGGGTTGGTGTTGATCGCCTTCGTTAACGCGGGCGTGGTCGGGCCACTTCACCATCGGCATGCCCTTCACAGAGTTCGCGGAGAGCTTCACCTTCCCCACGACGGCGGGATGAACGCCGTAGCCCGCGGGCTTGTGAAGGGCGGGGGTGATCGCGGAGTGGTGCCGTGGGTGTGCCCTCGGCGGGACGCCTTTGCTCATTTCAGTATCCAGTCACGGCCGAACGGCCATCAGAACTAAGGGCCACCTCTCGGCGGGCTTCACGATACTCTTCTTCCTCAACCTCGACCTCGGTGGGGTGGGCTTGCATCTCGTTCAGGCCGATCCCGAGCCACGCGAGGGCATCCACCTGATCGTCATGGATCGACCGGGGAAAGGTGAGCATTTCCATCTCAAGCGGAACATACCAGGGTGCGTCTTGGTCGAACCGCACACCCCCAGCGCGACACCGCGCTTGGAAACTCGTTGCCCGCGAGGTCTTGTCCTTGACGGGAACCTTCAGGATAATGTTGAGGAAGTGGTTCCGCTTCTGCATCTCCGCATTCAAGAAGGGTCCGAGGACCTTCCGGATGATTCCTTCCTCGGCGATCCACCACTCTGGCTTCCATCGACGGTCCAGTTCAAACCATCGATCGATGATATCGTGAGCTGCCCACCGCCCACGAAGGATGTCAACCACCGACAGTTCTCCGGAATCCTGCACCCCCCCAACGGCGAAAGCAGTGAAATCAGACTTTTGCTTATCTCCAATGGCAAAGTCAACTGCACCGAAATAGAGCTTGGGGGCTCGATAATGCTTATCGGCCATAGGGATGAGATCGGTGGGTCGAAAGAAAGCGTCGTCGATGGCGATGGGGTGGGAGAGGTATTCTTGGGCGTAACCAGAGGGGTTCCCGCGGTTGATGTATCCTTGACGCTCTTGTCGAAGTCGAGCTTCGGGCCACTTCTCTGGCCAGAGGATTTCGGAGAAGTCGTCGAAATCCTTGTGAGCCCGGAAACGTCGGCTGGCCCACGCGTCATCATTGAGAAAGGACTCAAGTGCGGAGGCCATGTGAAGGATGGTTCCAACGAATCTGAATCGTGCATAGTCACTTCCCATCGGGAGAACGGCTTGGGAAATCCACTCCATGAATTTCTTCCGCCGGTCGGGGTTCATTACGAGTTCGTCATTCTCAAGGTCATCGCCGATGATGAGCGAGGGGCGTTTTTGACGCCAGAGAACCCCGCGGAGGTTGGCTTCCGCGCCAAAGGCCATGATGCAGAACTCTCGGCCTTTGACTCGGCAAACGAGTTCGGTCTCCACGTCCCGAACCACCTCGGCCGAGAAGGCCGCGAGCATTTCGGGGTTGTTGAGAAGGGAGTCCTTGATTAGTTTAAGGTGGCCAACCGCCAGTCGCTCTGTAGAGGAAATGATAACACAAAAGTCGTCGTTCCCGAAGAGGAGGTTGGCAAGGGCGTAAGCGTGGTTCCCGGCGGTAGACTTAGCATGGCCTCGGGGAGCGGCCACTGCCACCCACCGAGCGTCACTGCATTCCAGTTTCCAGAGTTCCCGGTGAAAAGCGGGGATTGGTCGGGAGTCGGCATAGGAGTCCTGAAGGAAGGTGGTGACGAAGCCTTCAATAAGCGCCGCATCAACCTTCAAGCGTTCGGCTTGACCGGCGTGATGGACTGCTTCTTTGGGCTTCCTGGCCACTACTTGATCCTGACTCGAATAGCAATCGGTAACCGGATCCTCGCCCGCCGGCAAAAGATGTGGGTAAGGATCCAGTACCAAAGAGACATTACGCAACCACGGCGGAGACGGAGACCGGGATGGAGATGGTGACCGTGGCCGCGACGGTGAAGGTGGTCGTCACCGGAGTGCCGATGGGATTCGGCGGCGTGGAACCGTCGTACGCCTGGACGCTCACAGAGTAGGAGTCCGGCGCGACCACCTGAGTAACAGTGGCAGTCCCTTCGGGGACCGTTTGGGTGAAGGAGTTCGCGGCAGTCTGGGCTGTGCCCGTGACGACGATGTTAGCAACAACGGTGCCCGCCGGCGCGGAGAAGTTTCCATACGAGATTGAGAGGGTGGCGGTGGCCATGTTAGTGCTCCGAGGGGTGGACGTGGGTGGCGGCGCGACTTGCTGCGCTCGCGGCGAAGGCTGAGGCGTTAGCAAGAACCTTGGCAGCGTTGTGTACCTCGGGGCTCTTGGCGGGATCAACCGCGGAAGCAACCGCGTGGGCGGTCTGAAGGGCCGAGGACGCGGCAGCGAGGGTGGCAGTGACGGCGGTGTGGGCAGTCTCCGAAGCCTTGATTGCAGGAGCCGAGAGCGGAACCACCTTGATAGCCGCGGGAGTAGAGGCACTGTGCCACTTACGGTATAGGAGAAACAAGACCCCGAGGACTACGAGGATCCCAATGACGGAGAGGGTGAGGGGAAGGTCGAGGGTGGCCAATTAGTTCTCCTGAAAGGCGCGTTCTTGGGCAGGCAAGGAAGCCTGCGGAATCGATGGGGCTTCGCTGTCTAGGAGGTCGATATCCTTGGCTCCCAAGGCCCGAAGGCGTTGGGCGAGAAGGGCGAGCTTCTTGTTTTCTCCGCCGATGATGGAGGTGGGGAGTTCTTGCAAGAGGCGTTGCTTCTCAAAGACGCAGTCGGCGACCCGCGCCAAAGTGGCCGCGGAAAGGGGTGCGCGCTTGAGCATCCCGCCGACGTAGATAAAGTCCCCGCCGTCAACGCGGTCCGCCAAAGCTTCGAGGGAGTTTTCGAGGATCTCCGTGAGCTTGACGTTTTGGAGGGCACGTTGGGCTTGTTGGAGATCCGCGAGTTCCCGAGCCCAGAACTCCGTGCGGGAGAGTTTCTTGAGGGCGTAGATGGGGACTTTGAGGTCCGCCGCCACGCGGGCAAGGGAACCATAGAGGGCAAAGAGTCGAACCGCTTCGAGGGCGTCAATCGCGCCGTCCTGCGGCTCTGGAGACTTCTCCATGCTCTCGCCCCCAGAGGGGTCCACGACTCTCACGTTATACGAGCTTCCATCCGTTAGCTTGGGTCACTGTTCGAACCCACTCGTCATTCACCTGATACGCGGCCATGAACTCCGCGAGCTTGCCTAGCTGGAGGGCTGTCTTTAGTTCTCTGAGGATCTTCATGCTTATTCCTTGATGACGGGAATCGCGTGCGCTACCGCTGACTTCACTGCCACTTCTGCCTTCGTCACGTCTGTCTTAATAGTGCTTTCTATAGCAATAAACCTAGCTTCCAGCTCGGCCTCGAAAGATTCGAGGTGCTGCGCGATCGCGGAGGAATCGGCGCGGTCAACTACCGCGGTGATCATGGCTCGCAGGTGGGAAAACATTTTCGGCGCGCTCCTCGCGGTTCGGGTTACAAGGGTTAGACAACCGAGTGGGGAAAAAGTTCCCGGCGGCGGGACCAAAGTTTAAAAGAATTTCTTGCCGCGATCTAAGGGAGCGTTAGATCCCTCTATGTATTCCTCGGTGGGTACACGCCGCTATAGAGGGCACTCATCTCTTTTCCGTGGGCGAGTGTTTTGCCCCTCCCGGGGTCGAAAAGGGAGTGAGCGCCCGCACTCCCGCGACCGGCCCCGAGGGTAAGCACTCGCTCACCGCGCCCAGGTTAGTCAGCCCTAACTACCGCGCGCGAGGGTCATCCATTGGGATTAGCGCGAACGCGGCATATGCCCGAGGGAACCCCTACCCTGCCGCGTGGTCTAACTCTCACCAAGACAACGCGAAAGCGAGGTGACAGACGGATCCTCCCCCGCTCCTCGACCTCCCCTACTACCTCTACTACCCAACTACCTGTAGGGGGCCATCCCGCCTACGGTCCTAAGTACTCTAAGGGTTAGATACCCACGTGGGCACGGTCCCGCCCACCGGGGGTGGGGGTATGTCAATAAAAAAAAAAAAAAAAAA